CTCCGTATGTATTAATTAGTGTATTTCTTGCCTCTTCAGCTTCTCCTCCTAATGTGTATTTAGCAGATCCAAAGCTTGCGTGTTCATTTGGCCTTACAACTTGATTAGCCCAACTTATCAAAGTTGAATCATAATTAGAAGTTGATATACCAGGCACGGTTCCAGCTAATATATCTCTAAGCTCAGTTACGTTTTGCATATTAAAGCTTTCTAAAGATTGATCAAAGTTGTCAGCATCATATAAGAATCTATACATATCAGTTACATTACTTGTATCTAAATATTCAATACCTATTATAGAAGTAAAATTAACTCTACAACCTTTAAAAGTTTCACGCATACTTACAATGTTTGGAACATTCCAATTTGTAATATCTAATTCTGTTATAGCGTTATTGTATCCAAACATGTTACGAATTGATGTCAAGTTTGGAGCATTCCAATTAGAAAGATTAATTTTGTGAAGACGACTTTCATCATTTCCACCAAACATACCATCTACATTAGTCAAACTTGAGACATCCCATTTTGATAAGTCAATTTCCCCATTTAGTGATGAACCATTAAACATATGAGACATAGTAGTAACATTGCTTACATCTAAAGAACTTAAAAAATCAAAAGATTTAATATTTTTACAATTACGAAAAGTTTCAGCCATTGACGTTACATTTTCTGTAATTGGAAAATCTAAAGCATTTATAGACAAGTTAGTACAGTTATTAAACATTCGATACATTGATGTCCATTTATTATCTCCCCATTGATTAATTTCTGTAATTTTGGCTTGGTCACCAAAACTAGTGGTATTCATACTAGGGAATACACCTGTTATAGATACTTGATAAGTTCCACTAGAAGCAAACGTAATTACATCGCCTCCGGAAGTATTACTTATAACTTGACCATCTGAAATTGTTGCTGTGTAATAACCATCGATACTCCAAGGTAGCGTAAATTGGTTTGTTTCAGATGTTCCTGGAAAAACAGTATCTATAGTAAATATAAAAGGAATAGTAATTTCATCATCAGCTATACCACCATCAGATATTGTCCAATTATAAGTATTAATTAATTCTTGTCTTGCAATTTCGCCAGGACTTCCAGCCAAATACTTACTTCTAGAAAAATTAACACTAATATTTGTTTGTGGAACCTGGGCCGCCCAACTAACTAATGTTTTTTCATAATTAGTTATATCTAATCCATGAGCGTTAGACATTAGATTAGTCATACTTGTAACGTTTCTTATATCCCACCCACTTAAATCTTGATTTGAATTACCTGCACTATATTGAAACATGTCACGCATACTTGTAACATTTGTAGTATTCCACTTATCAATACCCCAACTAGCGCTAAACTTACTAACAGCATTAAACATTGCTGTAAAACTTGTTGGCACATTAAATTCCCAGTCACCTATATACTGATCAAGACGTGCGGTTCTTCTAAAAATGTTTTCAAAATCAGTAACATTGCTTACATTCCAATTATTTAAACTATCTACACCACCATTTTCAAAATTCGAAGATTCATTAAACATATGACTCATATCAGTAACGCTGCTAACGTCCCAGTCACCTAAATTATCATCGATCCCACAATATGGACTAAATGTTCTATTCATGTTTGTTATGTTGCTCACATCCCAATTACCAATAGTTTTACCAAAATTTGAGTACGTTCTATCGTATTGGGCAAGAGCGAATGTACTACCCATGTCTGTACATATACTTAAGTTAGGGGCATTTATTGCATCATTGTAAAAATATCTACATCTACTAAATGCTAAATTCAAACTAGTTAGTGGAGTTGAACTCCATTGTTTTACAGCTCTAAATTTATTGTCATAATTGTAATTATAGAAATAAGGTCTTGAAAAATCTCCTGTTATTGAGATTTCGTAAATTCCTTGGGATGGAAATGTTATAGTTTTGTCGCCTGTCATTCCTGTAAATACCTGACCGTCACTAGTTTCTATATTATAGTTATAACTATGTGTATCTAATGTTGGAACAGTATAATCAGAATCTGTTTGTACACTAAATACAAAAGAATCAACTGGTAAATTATCAAATTCTACAGATAATCCTCCATCTGTAATAGTCCAACCAAAATTATTAATTATTAAATTTTTACTCTCTAATCCTGCACTACTATAATTAGCATACCCAAAATCTACCTGTTCATTTGAACGAAGTGTTTGAGTTGCCCAGCCAGCTAAAGTTGCATCATAATTTGAACTAGACATAAACGTACTGCTTAAAAGGCTACGAACATCAGAAACATTTTCTATGTTTAAATTTCCTAAAGATTGATTAAATTTATATGCACCATTAAACATCTGTTCCATGGTAGTAACACTGCTAGTGTTCCAAGTACTAATAGGTTGGTTAAACTCTTTAGCAATAGTAAACATTTTACGCATATTAGTAACATTACTTACATCCCAAGAATTAATAGGTTGATTAAATTTTAAGGCACCGTGAAACATATGATCCATAGTATTCACACTGCTTGTGTCCCATCCACTAATGTCTGTATTAAATATTTTTGCACTCATAAAAGTTCTATCCATTCTGTTAACATTGCTTACGTCCCAGTTAGAAATATCAGAATTAAACTTATAACAATCAGCAAACGTATCTCCCATATTAGTTAACGATGATGAAATTGTCCATTGTGAAAGATCCATTTCTAATTCACGACAGCCCGAAAACATTCTCCACATGTTATTTACGTTACTTAAGTTCCAAATAGCAGGACCTATTGTAGTTAGCCTGTAACAGGCTTGGAACATAGCTGCAGAAGTAGTTAAACTACTCATGTCCCAACTTGCAAGATTTAACTCTTTTAAGTTTGTGCAATCCATAAACATAGTTCCTGAGTCAGTTACACTACTTACGTTCCAATTATCTATTGGTAAACTAGTTAATTGACTACAGCCTCTAAACATAGCATTAAATGATCTTACATTACTTACATCCCAAAACTCTAAAAATGAAAAAGAATTTAAGTGATCGCAACCACTAAACATACTACCCATATTAGTAACATTACTTGTATCCCAACTTGATAAGTCTTGATCAAAAGCTTTGCAATTAGAAAACATTCCTCCTTGGTGGTTTCCTGCCATGGTAGTAACGCTGCTTACGTCCCAGCTACTAATATCTTGATTAAAAGAGGTGCAACTGCCAAACAGAACACTCATATCAATAACATTACTCACGTCCCAAGAACTAATATCTTGATTAAAGGATTTTGCATTATAAAACATACCTCTCATGTGAGTAACATTACTCACATCCCACTTGTCTAAAGGCTGATTAAAGTCTTGTCCAAACGTTCCATTAACATTACCACCTGTACCAAAATAGATTACACTACTCACATCCCAGTCATTAATTGGCTGATTAAAAGGTGAATTACCAAAAAGATCAGTCATATTAGTAACATTGCTTACGTCCCAACTACTTATATCTTGATTAAATGAGCTATTTTGGAACATTCCTGAATATCTAGAACTTAATGTAGTGACATTGCTAACATCCCAATTTCCTATTGGAGAATTAAAAGGCGTGTTTGAAAACATACCTGCGGTATTGTTTATATTGGACATGTTCCAAGAGTTCATTGAGCTATTACCAGAAAATTTAGAAGCAGCCCGAAACATCTCATTAGTGCTCGTGCAAATTTCAAAATTAGGGACATCGGCACAAGAGAAGGCGGCTAAATTGTAACATCCTTTAAAGGCTCTGTGCATATCAGTCCATTGACAATTACCCCAATTTTTAATATCTAGTAATTTTTCTTTATCTCCCCCATCATTGAAACATATTTTTCCAGTCGCAGCAGTAACTTTTACGTCATAAGTACCAGAGGAAGGATAAGTATGTGTTTTTGCATTTACTAAACCTGTTTCTACAACACCATCACCCCAATCTATATCATAAGTTCCTGTCCATGGTAAAGTAAATTGATTATCATTAGAGTTACCAAGGTTATCTGTCTTAACAGAAATTACAAACTCAGGTGATTCTGCTAAACCACCATCTGTTATTGTCCATCCATACGTATCAATCAACGTTTGTTTTGCTGCTGCCGCCTCGTATGAGTATTTTGAGCTACCAAAATCAACACTTTGATTTAAACTAACATCTTGTGATGCCCAGCTAATTAATGTTTCGTCATAATTAATAGTTGATATACCTCCATTTTTCATAAAGTCCCTAAAGTCTGTAACACCTGAAATATCCCAATTTGCTAAACTTCTATCAAAACTAGTTGTTCCATAAAGCATACCCCTCATTGATCCAGCACCAGAAACATCCCAAACAGAAATATCTTGATTAAACTCTGAGGCATTACTAAACATGTAATGAAAGGTAGAAACACTACTTACATCTAGCCCAGTCACATCTGGTATGTTAGTACAATCTGCAAACATGTCTCTCATGGATGTAACATGACTAAAATCCCAGCTATCAAAAGTAATTCCAGATGGAAAATCATTTGCTACAAAAGCAGTGTAAAAGTTTGTTGTGTTGGAAATATCTAAATTACTTAATGTAGCATCAACTAATTTTGCACCTCCTGGAAAAGTGTTACCAACTGTCAAGCTACCAATATTCGACACATTTACGCTACGAAGAGATTGATATCCATCAGTTAAATTAGTAATGCTTGTATTTGTACAGTCTAGTATACCATATATAGTTTTTGAACCGGTGCAAAAGCTTCGCATTTGAGTTACATTGCTAAAATCCCAATTACTAAAATTAATAGTCCCTTCAGTTAAATCAGTAGTGCTATACCTTTTATAACCTTCAAACATGCCACCCATATTAGTAACATTGCTCACATCCCAATTTATTAAATTAGTTATTTTAGCTGGAGTATAGTATGCAGCCTGTGAAAACATACCAGATATGTTGGTACAATTTTTAAAATTAGGTATATCCATAGCAGATACCCCTTCTAGTTTTTCACAACCTTGAAAGGCCCTATCCATTGTTGTCCAAGCACAGGTACCCCAGTTAGTAATATCTAAAAGTTTTCTCCTATCATTATTACCCCTCGCAAAAAATATTTGCCCAGTTGTAGCTTTTACTTTTACCTCGTAAGTGCCAGGGTTATCATATGTGTGAGTTTTAGAGTCTGTAACATTTTTTTCTTTGGTTCCGTCTCCCCAATCTATGTCATAGGTGCCTATCCATGGCAACGTAAATTCATTATCTGAAGATGAACCAAAGTTATCTGTTTTTACTAATATAATAAAATCAGACTTAACAAAAGAGGCCTCAATAGCTCCCAAGTATGCAACTGATAATTCTAAATCTCCAAGATATCCTTTGTTTATATCTATGTTTGCTATTTTTAATGCCATAATTTTATGCGTCTGTGATTATATAAAAAGTTCCTGCTACAGGTGTTCCTGCATCATACTGAGCCTGAGTTAAAGATACTACTTTTGAGACAATAGTGCTACCCTCTGGCTCTTTACTTACGTCTGTACCATTTGATACTACTACCATTTTTCCTCCTAAAGATAGGTAGGTTTTTTGAGTTTGCGTATCATGAAACATAGACCCCTCTGTTAGAGTCTTCATTTCATTTGTTTTTCCGTAATACTGATTCTGCGTTTGTTTCATAATTTTTTAATTCAATTAGTTGTTTGTATTTGTTTTTTTAGCCTGATCTTTTTTTATGGCTATTTCTTTATCTCTTCGAGACATTAGATCATTGTGTTTGCTCATGTCGTTATCAAGGTTTTTTTGTTTTATTCCTAACTCAGCCTCAAACTTCTCAAACTCTTCGCTGTCGGCTTCAGCAGATATAACTCCTCTTTCTTCTTGAGCTATCCTAAGCCTATCAGTCTCATCCTTAAGCTCAGCTATATATCTAGCCGTCTTATCAGTTCTGTTAAACTTCTCTAAGTCTATTCTCTTTTGAGCATCATCCATAGCCATTGCTTGCTGCCTATCAGCTTCCATTTGCTTGTTTTTGGCCTCACCTTGTTGAGCTTGACTCTCTTTCATTTGTTGCTCATCTTTTTGAATAAGTCTTTGTATCTCTCTTACTGATGGTGAGTTATAGATCTTAATTGCTGTAGAGAAAGATAACATCTGGTTTTGTAGTCCCATTTGTACCATTCCGTCTAACCTTTGTTCCATTCTGTTAATCTCATCATCATTAGAAACTGCTAATCCATATTCTTCTTCTGCAAACTTGTCTCCATCTACATCTGCTAATTGACGAGTCATATCATCGGCAATGTAAGAGAATCTAAGAGTCTGACCTTTTAATGCAATCTTGGCAGTTTCCAATAAGATCTGAAAACATCTTTTTTTGCAGTAGTCATGCATAGTAAATATTTCTTCTGTAATATGATTGGATTGAGATACTGCTCTTTCGACACCACCGACAGTCTCCCTATTCTCGACTTGCCCTAGACGCTGTCTAGAAACACCAGTTATCTCATCCATCTGTGCTTTTGCAAACTCCATCATCTGTATGTGTGTTTGAATAAAGTCTCCTATTCTTTGTTCTAGAACCCTACCAGTAGTGTTACCAACTGATCCAGCTAGCCTTCCTTTGGCCATACCTTTTTGCCCTTCTTTGAAACTATCTACTACTGAGATACCAGATTTTCGTGCAAAGTATAACCACTTGCTTACTGACCATCCTGTAGGAACCTTAGCTAGGTCTAGCTCAACAATTGATCCCATGTATTTAGATAATGCTTCATTTACTCTGTGCCACGATATATCGTAAAGATACTGAAACGGCTTAGCCCTATCAACTAGAGTCACCGATTCTTCATCGCTTGTATTGTATACCTGCCCAACAATTCCACATGAATTAAAGCTTGGCTGGTCTATTCTGTTGTATTGTATTTCTCTTGGCTTAATTTGCAAGTAAGTATCTTGACCTATCTTAACACCTTTCCACCACTGAGGAACCCATAGTGTTTTCCCCACCTCACCCATTTCTTTGTTTACTATGTAATCTTCAGATCTAAA